TGTCTAACGAGTATGCCTCATTTGATCCAGGAAAGCGGACAGGTATTGCTACCTGGACGTCTACAGGGGAGTGCACTCAAAAAACTGTATTACTTCCTGATGAGTTAGAACTTTTCCTTGAGGGAGTGAGGCATACTCGGACTTATAAAGTTTTTATTATTGAAGATTTTAAGTTATATCAACATAAAGCACAGGCTCAGGTCGGATCTAAAATGGATGCGCCGCTTGCAATTGGCAAGATTGAAATGACGGCAAGAGCGTGTGGCATTCAAGTAGTCAAGCAGATGGCCAGTGTTTTAAAAATCGCTTCAATGTGGTCTGGAGTTAAAAAGCGCGGAGCCCACTGGCCAGATCAAGACTCAGCTTACAATCATGGTTATTATTATCTGCACCGTAAAGGTATAATTAAGGCTAGGGTATTAAATGACTGAGTATACTCAGGTAGATTCTATGCAAGATAAAGTTCTAGAATTTCATGTTAAGTTTGGATTAGATGCCCCAGTAGGTTTGACAGCACTCTCTTCCAAAACGGCGAAATTACGAAAGAAGTTAATTGAAGAGGAATCTCAAGAAGCTTGTGATGCAATTGATGAGGGTACATTAACTGATATTGCTAAAGAACTAGCAGATATTATGTACGTAGCCCTAGGAACAGCTGTTTCTATGGGTATTGATTTGGAGCACGTATTTGATTTGGTTCATCGATCCAACATGTCAAAACTTAATAAAAATGGAAAACCTCTAGTTAGGGAAGACGGCAAGATTCTCAAGGGTCCAAATTATTATGAGCCCCAGCTTGTGGAACATGATTTAATCGGATTACCATGACAGATAAATATGTTCCTCAAGCTGGCGATAAAGTCAAATGGCCTCATATGAATAACCCTCACTATGGAAGCGTTAGGGGAGTAGTTGATTTTATCAAGAATGCTGAAGAGGAAATTGCAGTAGTATATATTCCGCCAACTAGATTTCAGCACGGAGAGGATCGTAGGCGTAGGACTCGACATGAGAAGCGGTTTGACCAGCTCACACTGCTAGAACGACCAGAGGTTTGACAGTGATTTGCATCCCGTGTAGAGTAGCCGCAGATACCGACAATCAACTTAAACATTTAGAATGTCAAGGCAAGACATGGTGCGATTGTCACCATAAGCCCTTAATTAAGAAGGACAATAATAATGGGCGCAGTGCACTCAGTGGAGACAAAAACTAGAAAAGCTGCACTTGCTATTGTTGAGCTCACAGGTAGAGACTTTGAAGAAGTCTTTAGTGAGCTCAAAGCTAAACTGCCTATTGAATCTACTGATGATAAAATGGCAGAGGCAGAAGCTGTTACTCTTTATTTCGAAACCAAAGGACACAACTTCACTCATATTAACTGTCGTAACTGCGGTGAATTATTTGCATACTGCTGGAATCGGCATGCTATTAAATATTGTAGTGTACAGTGTGCAGATAGTGCCCTTAAGAAGCTAGGTTTAAAGTGGGATCCCACACGGGAACAATCTCTTCGATGGGGGAGTACAGCTCCGATTGTTGTTCCGGCTGCTGCCCTTCCTCATGTCCAGTCGCTACTAGAGTCAAAAAATGGTCATACAGATCAAACTCTATATACACCTGAATCAAAAACTCTTTAACCACGGGTCCAAGATTTTCTCTATCCTGAGAAGAGGTTCCGCCCCAAATTCCAACTAAATCATGTACTAACGCATAAGTTCTGCACTGGGCCATAACTGGACACCCAGTGCAGAATTTTTTGCCTTCTATATTGTGGATTCGTGTAGGGCCGAAAAATAATTCATCACTAAGTGTGTTGCCACACTTGGCTTCTTTTGACCACTTATTAATATGTGAAAGAATTTCGGCCATATTACTTACACCGCCTTAAACGCCAACTCCTTCAATTTAGCGATAATGCTATCAGAAAGTGCAGCATTGTCAACATTTACTTCTAAGCCTGCTAAAGCAGAATCTACCGAAGCAACAACAGCGGGAACTAATTCAGCTTGAATTAGTCCTCGTAATGCGTTAGCAACTCCTTCAGCTGTCACGTCATTAGCATCATCAGCAATAATTAAATTCTTAAGCCCATCAACCGCAGTTGCAGTACCCTTAACAGTAAGCTTTACATATTCTAATAACTGACTAAGATTACCGAATTCTTGAATTTTAGTGTCATAGAAGAGATATTTAAAGTCCGGATCCGCAAGAGGCATATCAACATTCTTTCTATTTAGTGGTTTCTTTCCACGATTCCTGTCAAGAGAGCCAGTACTAATACCAGGACAACTCCCAGAGCTAGTGTACTGCCAAGCGTCGTAAGGAGTGATAGGAGGAGCTGTGCGATAGCGAGCCACCCATCTAAAAGTCTGGGGGAGCGCAGACATTACTTGATTATAGATACTCTGCCAAGTTGAATCATTTGCATAGAGAGTGAAGCCGTGACCTCTTGCTAATACCTGTCGACCAAAATTAATAGCAAAAGCAGCTTTTTGATTATTTGGAATATTAGCTCTGCCTGAAGTTGGGGGATTATCCTCTAAATCCAAAGCAGGATTTAAATCAATTAATCCTAAAGCCTCACATCGATTGACTAATAAATTAGCTTGGTCTACAGGGGAACCAGGCTGACTAAAGTGGTAACCACCTTGTGCTACTCCAGCAAATGGTCCAGGATTGATCTGCCTAGTACCTGAACCATCAGAAACTTTCTGATAACACCAATCAATGTCGCTAGCTCTAACTTGCGACCAACTAGTGACAGTTTGATTAGCAATATATACGTCAATTCCCTCCGGCATTATTATCGTCCTTAATCTTGGCCATAGGCTTAACTAATCCCCATGCTGCACCGGAAGCCACAAATTCAACAACATATTGAACCCATGAATCAGGGATAGAATCTCCCTTAACAAATAATTGATATAGAACAATCAGAACGAATGCGTACGCAATAGGTTGTTTGGTCGGCTTAAGATTATCGAGAATCTTCATTTTGTCTCTCACTTCTGATAATTCTTCTAAGTTTAGTCATGATAACAGCTCTCCACACAATAACGCCTGTAATGATCAAAAACAAGATGTTGATTCCAATAGATCTAACATTCAGAGGAATGCTTGGGAATATACGTATTACAAGGGACCAGAGATATAAAGCACCAATTGCAGCTGACATGGATAGTAAGAGTTGTCCAATTTCACTCTTAAGCCAGCCTTTGTTACCTTTAGCGTAGAGAACAATAGTATACAACGTAGCCACTACGCCGATAATAAGTAGGCTCATAGAGATAAACGAGGGTAACATCTATCTTTTCCAGTTCTGAACCATTTGAGCGTACAGTCTAGGCCCGAAATGATTTTGTTTCAAATGATTCTGTAACTCTGCACGAAGTCTTTCTACATGATTAGACTTTTCCTTGACCGCTTCCGTCGATTGTCTAGCCTCTTCTACTTCAATTTGTAGTTCTCGTATACCTTTCCTCTTTCGGAATAAACTCATGATTGAATCTCCGTATGCTTTTTATCAGGAGCGGGAAGTTGAGAGAAGAATCTATTAATCAAAGTTCCTGTTATCTCTAACTTATCAACTTGTCTCTCAAGTCTTGCGATGCTATCTTTTTGAAGTCTATCCCGCTCCTCGTATAGATCTATCTTCTTAAGTAGCCTATTAATAACAAGCCCAAGACTGGCTACGACAACCGGAACAACAATGGCAACTAATGCAATAACGTCACCACTAGTCATTTCAGTAACCCCCAGGCTTGTTCATAGCGTATAATACACCACCTAAGAATCCACCGTGAGCCTTACCATAACGATTACCGGCGTACATAAGACCTGCGTAGATATTAGCGTAAGGATCGAAAATACCTCTGCTAGCATATTTACCGGCATTACCGGCGAAAGTGCTAGGAATAGTTTGCATAAGACCTTGAGAAGGGTGTCCAGCTTTAGCGTTAGAATCCCAGTTATTAACAATATTAGGATTACCGCCAGATTCTTGATTCATACGTCGAAGAATATCGCCAACATATTGATCTGGAATCCCTAGTTCTCTCATAACTTGAAGAGTAGTATTACGCCATTGTTCTACACCCTTACCTACTGCTCCCTTATACGGAGCACCAGAACTACCACCGCCGCCACCATATTGACCAGAGATATTAGCTGCCTGTTGTGCTCGTGCATATGCAGCTTTAGCCTCAGCAGCAGCCGTCATACTTTGACCACGCTGGCTAATAGATCCCAACATGTCATAGAATGATTTAAAATTATCAGGCTGAGTTAAGGTAGTATCAGCATTTCTTACCCTACTACCTGGAGTCAATTCTGGGGGAGCGGGCCTACTAGCCATCTTCTGTAGACCTGCAATAATATAATCTTTAGTACTAGGTTGATCCTGTCCTTGGTTATTAGGATCTAGTGTAGACTGTTGTTGATTAGGGTCTTGAGAATTTTGTGACCCACCAAACTGAGGTTGAAGCATAGAAGTCTTTTTAGGCTGAGCAATAATATTAGATAATACAGTTGGCGTTAAAGCATCTCTAATAAGAGTCATTTCATCCTCCAGCCAACTGCTGCCTAAGCTGTGCTAAAAAGTCTTCTTTACTAGCTTTCTGCTGAGTCTTTAAAGGAGCAGTAACTTCGAACCTAGCTTGTTTTTTATAAGCTCCCGTTCCCTTAATACCTAAACCAGTCAGCCAGTTTACTAAAGCTTCCTTCTGTGCCCCACCGTCAGATTTAATAGACTTATTAGTTTGTCCAGCTAATCCGAATCCTGTAACTCCTTGAAGGGCGCTAAAGGCGGGAACTTGTCCACCGATATACTCACCTAAGGCTCCAGGTTTAGCATCTGGTCCAGTAATAGGCTCACCGCTAAAGATTTTCTTTCCAGTGATTAATTCGATAGGAATTTGTAGTGCAGGAGTTAAAGAGCTTCCAATAGTTTTACTAGGATCCTGAAACTGTGCAAGTAGGGAAGCCAGGGGGTTAAGTCCCACACCACCTTGAACATAACCCCCTGGCTGTTGGTTGCTCAATTTACCTAAGAAACTGTCGGGGGTTCCTATAGGCCCAATACCTTCATTGCGCAACCAAGACGGAAACATTTGGTCTACAGGGAAGGGATTCCCTCTATCAGTACCTTCAATTCCTCCGACCTCTTGTAAGGTTTGACCAATCTTCGCAGGAAGAACAGTAATTCCAGGCTTCATTACAATACCTTCTAAAAGAACTGGCGTAGATTTTCTGATCCAGCTATAGAAGGGAATGATTCGCCTAAGAACAGTTCTCTCAAACTCAGTAAGGTCAATACCAGATGGGTGATACTTTCTGGACCGGCGTGCAGCTTCTTCAAAAATAGTTTGTAGATCAGATCCGCGGGACTTCATCACTTTATCAATAAAGTGAGCGAGCCGTGCATTGTGCGATTGCATCTCGGCAACTGTGCCAGCAAACTTCTGAACTTTGCCAGCAAAAGGTCTAGTTAAACTAACTCCGCCTTGAGCCCCAGTGTCGATAATATCTTCAATAGTTTTGTAGTGCTCTAATAAACCCTTTTGATGGGCAACAGCTGCAATCTGCTCAGCAGTAAATCCTACTCCGGACTTGTTTCTAAATAAAACCTTGCCAGCAGCAGGAGTTTCAACACCTCGTTTAACGAGTCCCATCTCTACTAATTTGTCAACATCTGACATGCTTTCATAGGCACCCATCGAACGTTGAACTTGGAGAGCATACTTGTATGGTTTGACAGAAACAACTCCGTCAAGCATACCCATATAAGTATCGCCAATTAAGTTTCTAACATGGAATCCTGGCCTGTAGATTGTAGCAGAAGATTTCCACATAGAAAGAACTCGATCATACAGTTTAAGCATCTCATTGTTATTAGCAGTTCCAGGAGTCCAGTCTTTAATGACACGGGGGAGTTGCTTAGCAATATCTGAAGGAAAGTGATAGGGCTCTAAATACGGGTGACCAGTAATCTTAGTCCTATACTCTTTACCTGCAATTTGACTGCCGAAGCGCTCTCCAATTTCATCAAATAAAGACTTCTCTCGGGTAGCTTGTTCCAGAGCTTCCATAGTTTTAAAAATCCATACGGCAGGATCCTCTTTAACATCCGCCATACGCCACGAATTAACCCAATCAGAACCTTTAGAAAAATCTTGAATGGCTCCAGTAATAGGACTTTTCATCTGTCCTTTAGTAAACTCAAAGCCAGTGCCGTAACGTCGCATCCATTCGTTAAGTCTATCTAAATTAACTCCTGATCTAAGAAGAACAGACTTTCCCGCAGCCTGTCCTACTAAATCATCCATAGTACGCATAATGTCTAGACCTAATAGCCTAGTTGCGTCAGTGTTAGGCTGAGTTAATCCTTGAGCAAATCTAAAAGCTTCTAAACGTTGTGGCTTATCAAACGGTCTAAATAAATTGGCCAAAACAGCGCCCCTAGCTTGAGCAGTCGCTCTCATTGAAGAGACCGCAATCAAGGACAGAGGACGTAGATCAGACTGCCCCCACCAAGTGGCCACTCGACCCATGAGGAATTCTAAAGCCTTATTATCATTAACAGCAAAAGCAGGAAGCTTACCAAAGTCTTTTTCTAAAGCTAAAGTAGTAACATGAGTAACTCTACCGTTAGCCTTACCTGTAGCAATAACATCATCTAATTCTTTGGACATATGTTGAACAGCAATCTGAGCTTTAGATTTTCCCGCATCTAAAGTCATATTAACTAATTTACGTTGAGCCATAATTCCAGCAGCAGAAGTACCTTGCACCTTAGCAGTTTTCTCTGCAAAGTCCTTCAAGAAACTATCAAATTTATGCTCAGCATAATCTGACATAGGAATTGTAGATTTAGTAATAGCCTTAGAATCCCCAACAATATCTGTTACATCTTTAATTTTAACGCTATCTTTAATAGATCCTCTAGCTCGTGCCCGTTCGATAGCTCCAGCTAATTCAGAGCCTGGCTGAATTTTTGTAGAAAACTCGTGAAGTAATTCATCAGTAATAGGTACACCACGAAGGTTAAGATCCCCAATTACTTCACTTAACTTAACATTCTCACCAGTACCAATTCTAAAAACTTTACCTGCATTTTCAAGTTGATTTTCCATTACAGATAAAGTGCCTAAATCCTTGCCAGCTTTATTAAATAAATTAACTTGCTGTGCAGGATTAATAGTAGCATCAGCTTTTCCAGGTTTAAAATCTTTAAGAATGCTCTCAGCTTGGCTAATATGTATAGGAGTTAAAACAGGTGGGGGAGGGGGTACCAGTTTGAGAGCTTCAGTAATATCCCCTTGCTTAAGTCCATCGATAATGTCTTCGGCTTTTTTAACCTGCATTAATTTTCCAGCTTCCCGCATCTTTTTTACGGGCATTCCTGGAATGGATAGTTGACCCTTAAGTTCCTTAATAGGGTCTACAGGGACCTCTTTAGTAACCTTAAGGGGAGCTTGAATTTTATTTGGAATTAAACTCTTAGTTTTACCTATTTCTCCTGCTAATTGCGCTTGAATATCTGGAACTCTGAAATCTAATGCCATTTGAGGTTGGTTAGCTTTAATTACATCTGGAGCTTTAAGCGGTTCCGGAAGTTGAGGAATTTCAGTTTGAGGCTTAAGAGCTTCTGGAATCTCTCCAGAAGTTTTAGGCATGTTGAAATTCTCCGGAATAGCAGGCTCTCCGGCACGAAGTGCTTTCTCAGCAGCAGGAAGCTCTTTACTAACTTCCTCAACACCCTTAGCACCTTTAATAAGATCTAGACCCTTACTTACTAAACCAGCTCCATTGAAGTAAGTAGTGGGATCTAGCCCAATGTCTAATGCTAAGCCAAGTGCATGTCTATCATTATTGCTAGGCATACCAGCTTGTTCAAGAACTTTATCAAACGTAGTCTTTTGGGTTCCGGCTAATCCACTAATAATAGATTTAATAGGATTAACATCATTATGGGCAAGAGTGTCTTTAGCAAGATTAGCTACTGCATAATTCGGACGACTCAGAATATCAAATAGTCGAGAAAGAACACTAGGAGAATTTTTATTAGAACTTAAGCCAGTAGATGGTTTCTGAGTAGCGTTCAACAAAATAAATTTGGCAACATCGGGCATACTTGGACCTGTAGGAGATCCAGGCATGTCTCTACTGTCAAAATATTTCTGAAGAGCGCTATAGTCAGCCATCTATATTAACCCCTACCGAAGTACTGAAGTGCCATATCTTGCAAGGCATTTAATTCAGCTTGGGAAAGTCCAGCTGCTCGTCCAGCTTCCAACATTCTTTGTGCTTTAGCTTCAGCAGGTAAGGCTTGTCCTGTGTCTGCGTTAACTCCTGCAAGAATTGAAGGATCAGTCATAAGAGTTTGACTGAATACATTCTGAATATTCTGAGCTGAAGTTTCAGGAAGACCCATTTGAAGAGCATAAGGAGCCACATCTCCAAGAGACTTAACTCCTGTAGATTGTTTCCCCTGTAGAGCCATCATGTGGCTAAACTCGTCGTTACTTAAATTACGGCCAAGATTGGTTGCTGCGATATAGTTTTGGAATTGTTTCTGCGCCATATCTGCCGCGCTAGATTTATTCTGATTTTGAAGCTGCATGTACAGAGAATTGGATGCTTGAGACTTAGCAGCCTCATTCGCACCAATTTGGGAATCATACTGATTGAGTAAATCCTGTAGCTGAGAGAGAATATCAGCCGAGCGCTGTACACCCTCATTACGATCAGCTTGAGAGCCCATATTAGTATAATCAACAGCACCCTGTCGCTCTGTAGTCAAAGCAGACTGCTGGGTTTGAGCATCTGTAGAAGCTCTATTAGTATAAAAATTTCTATCCGCTTGCTGTTGGGGGATTACGTCACTAGCAGCTGCCTGAATATTAAGACGGTTATACATGTCTTCTTGCTGCTTTTGAGAATTATCATATTGAGCATTAATATCTTGCTTAAGCTGATTATATTGATTAGCAGACTTGTCCATCGTGCCCTGGTACTGATTTTGAATCTGAGGTAATTCTTGAGCAGTACGATCAGACAAATCAGAAAACATTTGCTTAACAGTAGCACTATTTTGATTACCGCGTTTACTAGCTGCTGTAGCTTGATTTCTTAATGCAGCAATAACGGGATCATACTGTGCACCTGCTTGAGCAGCAGCTTGCGCACGAAGAGATGCATCGTCAGCTAGGTATTTAGACGGATCCTGTAGTGCCATTAGTTGCTGAAGAATTTGATCTGTAGTAGACATCCCTCCTGAGCTATAATCATCCCCCATAATTCCACCAATATGACCGGAGGAGGGGGGTTGAAAAGTAGGATCAGGAAGTGCATTACCATTTAGGCGATCTTGAGTTACACCTTGCAAATCATTAAATAAATTATATCCAATACCGATAGGGCCCAGCCCAATACCCGCAATGTGTCTAGTTAAATCATTAAATCCACTACCAGCACCAAATCGAGGTTGAGAGAAAAAACTAGCTAATGGATTATTATACGGATCATCCCAAGCCATAATTACACCCCGTACTGTGCGGCGCGACGTCTAATAGCTTCTTCACGGGCTGCTTGCTGCTGTAAGTCATTCTGGGACTTAAATCTATTAGTCTCTTGGTTTAGTGCGTCAGAAGCTTGAGTTTGCTTATTAGTAAGATCAGTCATACGAGTACCGAACTCAGTATTGTAGTCACCGACTGCCTTACCGTATAAACCCGAACGCAAAACTCCACGAGCACCATAATCATCCTGTAAAGAAAGGAGATCTTTAACCTTTTGATCATTCATAGCTTTTTGCGAAGTTGCATAGTCAGAATCGAGAATACCCTTACGACGCGTCACATCAGCATTAAATTGTGCTAATGCATTTGTGAAATCTCTAAGCTGTTGTTGATAGCCAGAATCTTGATTCAAGAAAGTATTAAGGTCTGGAACGACTGGTTGAATCGGCCCCTGTCCACCTGAGGGCACATTAGACGGAGCACTATATCTACCGCCACTGCTAGCTTTCTTAGAAGCAGATCTAATAGTAGTAGTGGTATAAGGATTAACAGCATTAGTAAAGCTGCTTCCACCCCCCATCGGAGCAGAACCAATGTTGTTATTGCCACTACTTCTAACAGGGGCCGCAAACCCATCAATTTGAGGCATAGTTAAACCGTCCTAAGAGCGTCCGGACTGGCAAATTTTCCAGATTGTACCGCTTTTAATTTACGTAAAACTGCATCTCTTCTAGCACTAGCCTGTAAATCTCGTTCTTTATATCCCATGGGGTCTACAGGGCCCATAGTAGGAAATGGCCTACCGCCACCATAGATTCTATTACCTACAGCGTAGGGAACAATATTAGCTTGCTCTCGCGAGAAATAAGCCATCAGCTAATCGCTTTCGATACGCCCTGCTTAGTTTCAGTAACAACCATTAGTGTAAATAGTCTAGCGGGTCCGTCCCCTGTAGACCCATCTGTAAGTAAATCTACTTGGAAATTGATTTGTCTATATCTTAATGATTTCTTAAATCTAGCAAATCTTCTAGCTGTACCAGTTCCGGTCGAACTCACTGTAACAATTGAAGGGACAGTGGTCAACGGCTGGTCCCAGCTAAATGTTGCTATATCATCCCAACTAACTGAGGCTAATTGATCCCATGTTACATCGAAGGACAGAACAATGACATTTGCAGTTCCAGTAATGTCCCTATTACTAGTTACGTCCGCACCCCAGTGCCACAGTTTCTTAAATTGATTAGAAACTGCCATATCAAAGTTCTTAGTCTTAGCAGAACAGTTAATATCAAATACTTGACCCGATAGAGGACCAATCTTGACATTATCTACGGAGGCAACTATAGGCAAACCATTGGTATTGGCGGTAGTTACAAAGGAAGAAATTCTAATCTTACCAGAAGCGATTGAAGCGTCTACTTGACTAATAGACCACCCATTAGGTTCTTGGGTTGAAGTTTTCCAAGCTTTCGTTTTTAACGATGAACCACTAAGTTGTGCTCTGACACTATAAATATCGTTTGCTACCTGGGTACCTGCTATTGCCGCTGTAGATCCTAATTGAGTAGCTACTCCAGCTACCACTTTGTATAGATAGAGTGTTACAGCTCCCGCGACAGAAAACACTAATCGACTAAGATAATAGTTGTTAGCATCTACATACCTAAGACGACTATCTGAATAAATATCTCCACCAGCACCTGTAGGTACTACTGGAATGCTAGTCTCGTAGTAAATTTCAAAATCAGCTTGAGTCGTATTCAGTTCAGCTTCTCGAAGAACGTTTCTAGTTCCATGACTAATAGTAGCAACTCCCGCTGCTACGTTATAATCAGTTGCTGTACCTTGTACGGTCCAAGCTTCTCCCGTATCAGCAGGACTCCAGCTATTAACAGCAGGAATACCGAATGTGCTAATAACAGTATAGTTTGGATTAAGAGTCTGTTCTTTTATCGCAGCTGTTCTAGTATCAAATAGTTGAATTAAAGACCTAAATGCAGTAACAGCGGATCCAGCGTAAAATTTATCTCCCGCAGGATCTCGTGTAGCAACAATAGGACCAAAGTAATGTAGTGCAGATCTAGCGGAAACCCATTCGGTCCACGTTCTAGTTCTTAGGCCATATACATAAGTTTTATTATAATAACGAACTACGAGCCTATCTCCGAGAATCCCTAGGCAAAAGGACTCTGCGGCAAAGGCCGATGGAGTAGTTGTATCTAACGCAAAGGGGACCTTGGTATTGAGTCTATGAAAATCGTAGTTAACAACTTCATACACCCAGCCATTATGGAAAACATAGACTTGATTTTCATAGTTAACGACGCAATACTGTCCCTCAACCCCAATAGTTTGGGAAATTTTTCGCACAACTGCATCTGTTGGCCTTACATCATATGCAAGAATATAAGTAGTTTGATCTTTAAATAGAAGTAAGTTGTCTTGATATACAGTTACATCAATTAGTTTAGTTCCGTCACCCTGACCTACGTCAATAAAGTTAGAACCCGTCCAAGCATCAAAGTTGCCTGCATCTGAAAAAGTAAGCCTAGTAGTATTTGTAACCGATACAGTTCCTGGGACAACGAATAGACGTTCTTTATGAATTACACAAGCTTGTCCCTTAGGAATAGCAGCTACAGCAGTAAACCCACCACTAGGATCCCATTTACCTCCGGAACCTGAAGAGGGATGAGGGACCATATACACTTTATCTGCATATTGAACAGCAGCCGCAGCTCTAAATGTAGCTGTAATTAAAGTCCAGGTATTATTAACGAAGTGATATACACCATTAGTATTAGATCCAATTAAATAGTGGACACCACTAAACACAGCTTCACACAGCAGTACGATACGTTCAGTCCAAGCGGATTGTCCATCTAGTTCTTGAAAAGGAGGACGAGAAATTAGACTGCCATCAATGTCCAACTCAAAATTTTTAGCAGTTACTAACTCAGCGTCTGCAATGGCAGTCGGGTCTGAACCGAGGTTAAGCTAAAGTCCGCCGATGAAGGGTCCGATACGTAAAGGCTTTCCTCCTGGCACTGGCATCACCATCTTTCTTCTAAATATTTAATCAGGGACCTTAATAAAGGCTACATATCCTCTGCTCGAATAGTAATAATAGGATAGGTTTCTTCAGGAGTCCATTCAGAACGTCCGCGCTGAAAGTTAATACCTTCAGTTAGTTCCTTACCCTTTAAGGCTACAGCTTCTGCATCTTCATCCATCTCATAAGCTTGTTTCAAACAATAAGTAACTAAAAGCTCATGATAAATGCTAGGAATATCTGGCGTATCAGAAGTAAGTAAGGAGTCTACAGGGGTGCGCTGGTAATAGAGTTTCATTGCGGCGGCTGTAGACACAGCAGGAGTAGGGAATAGTGTAATGAGATTCTCAAAGATCATATAGACTACAGGAACACCTGTTCCGTAATCATTACCATCCCAACCATCAATATACTCATTGAAATCGTTGAGTGTCATTCCTTTAAGTTTATGATAACTAGTTTCTCCAGTATCTTTCCAACTAATTCCTCTTAAAATAAGAACATCAGAAGGAAGAGCATAGTCTTGCTGATTAGCAATAGATGCAGTAGTAGCTGTTTTTTGTAATAAACTTTCATTCTTGTACAAAATTTCTCTGACACCATCATTAATAAATCGTAAGATATCTTCAGTGGTGAGCTGAACTCCAGCCTCATCACCGAAAATTCTCTGTACTCTAGTAGTAATGTCAGAGACAAGCATTTAGATCCTCCGACGTGTATCATCAAATTTAATTTGCTTGCCTTCGCTGTCTCTACCCATTTTAATATAATGCAGGGGAGTCTTAAACATAAATCTAGCGAGATCTAATGCTTCTGTAAGTTGATCATCTTTTTCTTTAAGTTTAAACAATTCCTGAGCACGATTATGCGCCTCGATACGATCTAACACATTACCGTGCTTATTATCAGCATTAAAAACAGTAGTTAAAATATCAACAGGGGAGTCTAACTCACTGGCATAACAAACTACTGTCTCTAACCCATTAGCATCTCGGTTAACTACTTGGTAAGGTTTTTTATCGTCTCTAGTTCTTTTGTCGGATGGAATATAACGAAGTTCAAGCGTGGGGGAGTAGTCTTGGAGCATCCTAGCTAGGCGCTCATAGTTTTCATCTACCCACTCACCAGTATCTGTGGCAATAAAAGTCATTATTCCCCCGTGCAGACCATATCAACTGACACACTAGTACCGCCAGTGAATGTTCCAACATTTGCACGAACAAATAAACATGGCTTATCTACAGCAAAAGTTGCACCGGCAACCAAGGTATTATCAGTCCCTAATTGAAACCAAGTCGTACCATCTAACGAACCTTCATAGTTGACCACAAGAACCGTGAAGGGACCAACTACTGTTTTACTGAAGGTAAAAGTTTTTTGGACAGTAAATAGAGGGACTGTAGGCCCGGGTGCAGCGGTTGTAGCTGCTTTAAGTAAAGAAGTACGGTCATTCATCGAGGCCATTCCCGGCTCCTCCAAATCGTCACGTGACGAAAGTATCCGCAGGTCAGAGAAGTGCCGATAACATAGATTATGTCAAGTAGCCTGGTGGGGGCCGGTCCCCTATCATGCAGAAGAGACCGACCCCCTGATGGCTAAATTATTTCTTCGTGCTACTACTAGACCTACTAGTAGTTTTCTTAGTAGCTTCAGTCTCGGCCTGTAATCGAGTTAACGCGGTCTCTTCAGAATTTTCACTGTTGGGACCACCAGAGAGAGATCCGACACCTTCATAATTAGGCTGAACCATAGGGTCTCCGGTCGGATTAAACTCCGGATCCGAAGGCGGTCCACCCTTACCATCTAAAGCATCAAGTCTCTCAAATACTTCCTCAAGTCCTAATTCTTTGAATAAGAACTTAAGATTATCACCAATTTGATGGTGGTGATTACTAAAATCAGGCATTGTATTAGCTCGCTTCCTGAACGTCGGAAAGCAGACCATGAGAGTTACGGCGATGCGTACCGAGCTGACAGTACTTAAACATCATAGTCTGATATGCATCGTAACTACCCGCAGAATCAATAATACGTTGCCACCGGGAGCCATCCCGGTCCATAAATTTCCAGTCACCTTCTTGATACAGCTTTAACTCTTTTTCATTAATGAAGTACATACGTTGTGGCTGGCAGTCAAAATCAGACATAACTGGGATGTCGCCCCAGTCAGTAGTAAATGCTAAACCCTTAAATCCACCAGCAAAATCAATCGCCCCCCCACCACTATTAAATCGTCGCTGCTGAGAGAGGAGGTTAAAGTACGCACGGCGGACGCCAAGTGTAGTAAAGATAACTGAAGTACGACCACCGTTAGTACGAATGTTGTCAATCATTTTAATCATAAGACCCTCAGAGAGGGCTCGTGCAGTACCAGCATTGCTGTCTACAACACTCTTCCACACAGGTTCAACAGAAGAGTCAACGTTATAGAGAGTACCCGTGTTGTTCACAATCTGCTTGAAACCAATAGTTTCACGGCCAACAGATCCAGCGCGAACAATAATATCAGTAGCAACAGCAGTACCATCAGCGCCATCATAAGTAATGACACCTGTAGCAGTGTTGATTGCCGTAATTTCACGGTTCACAAACTTAGGAGTAACACCAGTAATATCATAAACATCAATCTGCATACCTAATTCAAGATACTGCATATCAGTAAGCGCCACAGTAACAGTGTTTGCACCGTCAGCCGTAACACTTGCAAGAATACCCGTACTGGTTCCATAGACCTGACGGTTCATATCCTTAGATAAAGTCTGAGTAAGACCATCTAATTCTTGCTGGAGAGCACTAGCAAAAGCCTGAAAATTCTTTTCTGCTAATTCCATAGTCTGACCAGTTAAGCTAGCAGCCCCATAAAGGTACGCTAATGAAACTCGTGCAGACGCATACTTCTGACTCTTCGGGTTAGGCAGTGCTTCATTTTCGTTACGAGCACCAATACCGTGATTACGGCGAGTCCTAATCGGGAACACGACATACTTACCGCCAACTTCAGAGGTAACACCTTCAGTAGATTTCTCAATCCGCTGAAGGGTAAGAACTTCACTTTGAAGCTGATCTCTAAGTTTATCTTCATAAACTTCTTTAAGAATATTACTAACCACCGTCATGGTGGTAGAAGCACCGGCCATGATAACCTCACTGGTTCTGGTCTTGGTTTGCCATCAGCATTTGGACAACTAAATCTTTGGTACCTTTGTCATCCAATTTAGCAGGATTTAACCCAGCACCCGGTACTCCCCCGCCAGAACCCATAACTAAAGGTCGAGGCTTAAACTGAGCCTGATAGTCAGCAACCGCCTTAGACGCTTGTTCAACTGTCAAGTCGTTATTAGCCATTAAACCCAAGACAAAAGGCATGTCTGCATCTTTAAGACGGTACTTGTCTTGGGAGATAGTCTTTAGTTCGTTTTCTAGCTGGTTGTCTAAAGCAGCATTTTGACGTTCTTGCTGTTGTGCTCGCAAATAATCAGTCATTAAGCGATTTTGCTGCTCTAAACGTTGAAGTTCAGGTTTCCAAGGTTGTTCATCCTGAGTATTATTACCTGGCTGCTGCTGGCCCTGCCCAGAACCAGAACCGTTCTGCATAGCTTGTAAGGCGCCCGGATTAGATTCTTTAAGCCACTCCCCCAGTGCTTCATAAACCATTTGAGGGTTAGCGTTTAATTGATTAGCAACTTGGACGGCCCACTGTGCAGTTTGCGGATCAACCTGTGACATAACAGGCTTCCACGGCTCATATTCCGAGTGTACCTTTTGAACCATGTTATTAACATTTTCATCCCACTGTTTAAAGGCGGGAGTGAGATATGTATCTCTTACTTCTTGTGGAGCAGTACCATAATACTGTTCCCATGCGGGATTGATACCACTATCAGTTTGCTCTACAGGCTGTCCACCGTCAACAGGATCAGTCATTATTATTCCTTAACTATTCCCGTACCATATGCATTGATGCAGTAGGCCCTAGGAATATTGATTATTTGGGTCTTGCGGTTGTTGCATTTTCTTTAAACGTCTTCGAGCTGCATCTTGCATCGTAGGATCTGGTGCGCCTTTAGCTACAGTAGTACTTTGAGGAGTACTCATACTGCTAATTTGACTAGACTTAGGCATTCTTCTTTTTGGAGTGACAGTAGTTTCATCAAATTTATTGTCACTAAAAAATTGATCTGATCCAACTGAGGCCATTATAACTCCCCCATAGGTCTTACCATGAGGTATCTCTTATTTCCAGCGTTTCCAGCTCCACCAGATGCTAACACATTAAATGTGTTAGTTCCACCGCCTGAGTTAGCAGTAAAACTAACTGTATACGTGCCATCTGTAGGAACTGTAAAGGGCGTATCGATTTTAACTCTTAAACTTGTAGCAGCAGTATTTAAGAAGTTAGCAATAGCAATTTGGGGATCTGTAATTGCAGCAGAACCACCAGCAATTAATCTTAAACTAAGAGTACAGTTAGGAGTAGCTGGAGTTGCTGTAGTATTACATTGGGCAGCCCACTCAGCCATATAGTTTTGGTTAGCTTTTAGAACACCTGTCCAAGTTTCCCACAAAGAATCAGTACCACTAGTTACTGAATCTGCCGTATTTCTACGTGTAGGAGCAGCAGGAAGTTTACCGGGACCGACAAAAGCTGCATCGATCTTATCCCAGTTATCATTTAGATCCAGCTGAACTAAGACTTTCTCCCCTGTTCCAGGAGTAACCTTAAGTAGCTGTAATCTAGCAGTACTAGTTGTTGCCATTCTTCTTACCGCTATTCATCTTAGCAAGCCGACGCTTGGCTGCATCTCTCATAGCAGGAGAAAGTTTACCCTTCTTTTTCTTAGTAATTCCTAATCTACCTGAAATAAAAGGATTAACATCCTGCTTTGAACCATTAGAGTCCTGAGCATCAGCTGGACCACTATTAAGTGGCATAAACTTACCCTTGATATTCATTCCTTGTCCGGCCATGTCTACAGGGCCCCCTGCTCTACGATAGAACGAATAGCAAATACCTTGTCGTTATCATTCATAGAGTTAAGGACAGAAGAAGTATAAGTAGAGGCAGCAAGCTTAGTTAATGTAGCATCTAAAGAAGCACTATCATCAAGACTGTCCGAGCCAACTAATTTAGCAACATCAGTTGAAGCAGTTGCACCCGCAGCAGCAGGAGTAAAAGTAATAGTAGTAGAACCTGCAACTGCGATTGCAGTAATAGTAAACACAGTTTCTTCTTTAACAACACCCGCAGCAGTAAATAGCCTAAAACTCTCACCGACACGTGCCACATTCATGCTCGCACCTTCAACAGCGGGAGTAGCATTAGCACACACAAGCGTTGTAGTGCTTCCAGCACCGTTAGCCGTAGCTAAAATATACCGGTTAGTTTGGTGACTAAAGGGGTCAGCAGCAGCTTTAAGATTGCCACCTTTACGCTTTTCTATAAAACCTAGTTCAACAGCAGGACCCATCATGTGTTGAGCAACCATTATTGCATACCTCCTGTAGGCATATTTCCAGATAATTGCGGCATAGCCATAGGTCCGGGAGTTCCACCACTACTATCCTGAGGGGGCGGAGGATTTCCCTTTGAAATTGAATTATCTATAATGTTACCGCCAGTTTCAGAGCCACCCTGTTGTTGTTCTTGTCCAGGCACAGGTAAGGGCGGCAATCCAGCTGCAATATTTGGATTCATACTATACTGTTCGATGCCCATAGCCACAATGTGTCCATGAACATGCTCTTCAAACAGTTGCTTAGCTACTGGAGGTAAATTTTCAAAAGCCTGTCCCTTGCGGAACTGATTATGATATTCAACATGCAACTTATGATTATCCCAAGTATTAACAGGAACAATCAACGGGGGTTCTACTGGCTGTCCAGTAGTAGGATCTAATTGAGGCTGACCAGTATTGGGGTCTACAGGAGGGGCATTTTGCGCTTGATATTGCATCATGTCCATATCAGTGACTTTGGACATTCGCAGATTCTCACGCTGAGTCTGACGTTGGTCTACTTGAAGCTGATCATAAATTTTATTAATACCGCCCATGTCCATGACCTCAAGACCCTTATTAGGATCAATAAAGCCCATCTTCATGAGATCCATAAGTAAAGCTTGTTTAGCAGCCTTGCTAACCGGAAGCGCGCTTCCAGCTTCAACGCGCAAATCTACGTTATCACCTAGATCTGAACCTTTGAACGCCATAACATCAAAGGAACCATCCGGCCCAGTAATTCTAACTAAACGCTCGGCAGACCAATAATCTTTAACATAAATTAACGAGAGTCTAGCCGTCTTCTCAATAGCCTCTTCGAGTGAATCAAACGTAGGAGATAACTTAGACTCATCTCGTTCTTGAAGGAAAGAGATAGCAGTTGCAGCAGTAACTCCAGGGGGGACCTGTCCCTTAGAGACTTCATGTTGGCCAGAAATATCATTCCAGTCAGCAAGGATTCTGTCGACTTCTTCTAATACGTATTGAGGAAGTGGACTCAGCGGAATTGGCTTGGGTGGTTCGAATCCAGGAGTATAAAAAATAACTAAGCCAGGTTCTGTAGTAATTTTACTGGCGTCTACAGATCCTCTAGGTGCAACGAGTTGGGGCTTAGCCATTCGATTTTTAGCTTCAGTAATTTGGCCTCTAGTTCTGTTATATTCCTTCTGCAACGGAATAAGATCTTCCACAGAAGAAGTAGCGTAGAACTTACCACCAGGGATATGATCAATTTTAGCAAATGGGAACTGACCATGAGAATATGGAATACCTTGATAATTTTGGACAATCTCATTACCAACAACCGTATACATAGCCCCCTGCGGAAACAAGGGATGAACTCCAGGCTTAACCCAGACTTCCAAAGCCATGATAGAGTTTTGTCTGTTTAAAGCTTGAGTACCTGTGAGATTTAAGAAAGATTCTTCTAAAATCTCCCTACCGTTATTAGTGTTCCCCTTTTTCTGCTTTAGATCGGGAAACTTCATTTTAATCATCTCAGGAGAAAAAGTCTTCGCATGAATAACAAAGGGCTGATTCTCAATCTCTTCTTCTCTAAAGTCAGGAACTAAAACATGGAATGGAGTTTCAGAACAATAACAGACATCACCTTGGGGCTGCATTGTGCTGGGGTCTACAGGGCCCACACCCTCATCCCAATAACTCTTAATAAATCCATTACCGCAGATAAGAGCCCACCAGACTGCCCTACGAATGACAAACTTTAACTTCTTGTCTAAGTAGAGATTCTCCCAGATCTGTTCACCTGCCATGGCAGCGTACATATCTCTATCTTCAGCTGAAGAAGGAGTAATAGAGGCACTAGGCTTGTTATTGGTGAGCTGAGCTAGTTCATGTCGAATTGTGGGCCGGATGCGATTGATTACTGGTCTAACTCTGTAGTACGGGGCCGGAGGTGTATACAAGCGCATGTTAGTACCCAATCCAGCAGTCTGTGGATTTAAGATACTAACGTTCTGCTTACCAAAGTAAAAAGCAAGATTAAGGTACCACTGGCGCTCTGTACTAGTTCTAGCATTACGAATAGCTCTATAGTTTTTCAGAGTCCAGTCAATAATAGCATCAGCCTGAGCACGGGCAGCTTTAGTTTTCTGGAAGTCGACAGTATTATCACTGCCTTCAATTCCAGAAGTATTTGCTACGGCTTCAGCAGTAGTCATACCTGTTCTCCGTTAGCATAAATACCAAGCTCACCAAGAGTATTTTGCAGCTCAGAATGCTCATCCAAGAGACTAGTATCTCCGTACCCTGTCACTCCGGCAAGCTCTTGAAGACGTCTAGCTTCTACACTGTCTTCATTAGATACATAAGGTGCATCTTCTAAATCAGATCTCTCCGAGGAGGTCGTCGCCCGGAGAACTTGATACGCCTGTAGATCTCCTGACATTAGTCTGTTTAGTAGGTCTTTGTTTTGATCCGCTTGAGTTTGAATTAGATTCTGTAGGAATAACTGATTTGTTTTCCTCTCGCGTCTGTGGCTCAGCGACTGGTACAGGCACACTAATAGGAGCACGCATAACACCAGCCCGACTAAGAGATCCCATCGCATCTGTTAATTCCTTATTAGCTTCAGAAAGAGTAGCAACTTTTTGATTAGCTTCTTCAAGAGCCCAACGGTACTTCTCAGTTTGCTCTTTAGTTAGAACTCCAAGTTGATTCATAATTTCCTTAAAGCAGCCTTCAACACAGATAAAAGCTTCTCCAAGGAACTCAATATCAAATCCCATGTCGATAAATGTTAACGGCTGTGTGGGGTCGCCACTGGAGTACCGGCCACATCCGCAGCATTTATGCGGTGGATTTTGCAAGGGTTCCGATAGTACTGTAAATTTTCCTAACATCTTATAATCTAATTCTTCAAGCATCAAATGTGTCCATATCTTTTACCTCGCTTAATGCGAGAGATAGTTGCTTGGGAAACTCCATACTCTATGCCCAAACTTTTTTGTTGTCTACCTTTCCTAAGTTTATCTAAAATATCTATTACTTGACTGTCTGTTAATTTAGCCTGAGACCAGCCTCCGTTGTCTAAGCCCTTAGCAGGGGTTCTTATATTCTTATAGTTATAGTCATCTACATTTTCTTGTTGAGTTCCCTCGAATAGATGAATTAATTCATGGCAAGCTTTATTGTCGCATTTATGAAGTAAGTAGTAACCTTCCCTAATCGTACCATTTACCTTAGTCCATTCCCATCGATGACGTAACCACATCCTCCCATTAACACGAATAGTCCCATATCCTCGACTATTGACTGCCTTAGAATTCTCACAAGGTTTTTCTTTCCAGCTATCATCATAAAGAATCGTCATATCTATATACTATCACAGTCCACCTAGCGTGTCATCATCCTTAAACGCCGCCTAGGTGCTCATCGATGATTGTCCACTCAGTAGACTGTGGACCTCTCTTAAGATTCTCGTCAATATAAAAACCACTAGCTACGGGAGTTACTGGCGCTAGTGCCTGTCGAACTATTTCTTTAGCTGTTAACTCTGTAGTCTTCAACTTACCCATCGGAGGAATATAGAGATCCGGGAGAAGGCTGAAAAAATACCGAGCACTGTCTGGTGCGTGGTCATCCTTCTTGTGTACTTCTTCGCGTACGTTATTATCGTGTCGCTTCTTAGCTGAGTCGAAAGTCTTCCATCTAACCCGTTGAAGTTCTCTAATTAAATTATAACAGTTCTGAGAAATTATCCATTTTCTCTGCTCCAAGTATTTATTCATTTTATTGACGCCAATTTTGACGTCATTATTACCTAAAATAATGGGAATGCCCTGTTGAATATACGCTATTCTGATAGAGTCTCCGGTTTGACCGTTTCTTTGCTCAATAGCAGGGTCGCCGACATAAATTGCAGGTGCATGTCTTCCCGGTTCTGCATGTCGCTTACGGATTTCCTCGGCGTAATATTCAACAATTTTTTCACGATCGTAAAGCTCATCATAAGTAATAACCGTACCCGTCGGAGAAACAGCGTGCCACAACCAAGCAGTAGGATTATTAAACCCGTGATCCATACTGGCATAGTGTGTCCACTCACTGATTCTATCCAAATCAATTAATGAATGATTGATGGTGTTTAATTCATACTTAAACTTACCAAAAACTAGTCCGCCAATTTGGACGAACTGACCTTGCTTTCGAGCTTTACGACTATCGTCATCTAATCCTGAGAAGACTTCTTCCATTTCTGCTGTAGAGATATAAGGATTCTCGGCAGTATCAATCGTAATAATTTGATAATTACTACCGGGAGTTAATCCAGGAAGATAGATCTCATCATAGACCCATGTCATACCTTCTACAGGAGTCATAGTAATATACCAAGGACCACCTGTGTCAAGAAGACGAAGCCTACACTCATCAAAAATTGACTTAGGAGGTTCTTCATCAAAATGTACGAAGTGTCGACTAGTTCCTGCGAATGTATCTAATTTCTGATCATAAGACATAAACTCGCAAGTGCTACCATTACTTAATGTGAGAGTTCTCTCCTGTTTAGCATACGAATCTTCCCAGGATCCATTAAGTAAGTCACTTGGTGGAATCCACCTAGCAAACTCTGGTAACATAACTTTCTTAACACCTTCAGCAAAGGAAGTAGTAACTACTCGACCTTTTACAGGTGCTGGAGGAACTTTTACAAGCGGGTGTTCACCTCTCAATCTATAAATGTCCTCAACAGTCCCCCCTACCGTCTTACCGGACCTGTTGCCCCCGATATAGAGTCTCCCCCGTGCTTTGGAGCTATGAAATTCTACTTGCTTGGCATGAGGCACGTATTGAAATATAGATGGCCTAGAGACAGCTCTAGTGAAAGTCTCTTTGAAGAGACCTGAAATTTCACCTAGAGAGATAGGCTTCTTATTAATCATGCTTTGTCAACAGTAATAGTATAATCACCGCTCTTGTCTGCGATATCATTACCAATAGAAGAACCAACTTTAGTAATATAAATTTTAAAATCTACCTCTAGACCACCAGCTAAGGAAGCATGTCCTTCCAACAGTTTAGTATAAATGTCAGAACCACCACTATTTGCACTAGTTGCAGTTTGAACTGTTGAGTAGCCAGTTGAAGCAGGAGTAATAGTTAATTCTGTAGACACTAGACTCTCCCATCTGTAAAATCAATTACAGTTTTAAGCATAGCTACGATACTGTCTTCAGAACCTACTGTATTTTTAGTTCCGCTAATAGCTAGACCTAAACCTTTACCGATAAGTCTAGTACTAAGTCCGTCATGAATATGATCCCCAGCAGCTGCCTGATTATGTCCAATTCCTAAAGTGTGATGTTGTGCTCCAGTACTGGAATCTAAATCTGATCTATTGTGAAATCCATTAACTGTACCGGGAGACGGAGAATCATTACCTTTTTCATTTTTGATTCCCCCAAAAGGATCTCCCTGAATAACGGGGTCTACAGGGGAGTTATCTGCTGAAGTCATAGAGTTCTTCTCTCTTTATCGCAGTTAATTCCCGACCGCACTTGTGACAGCGAATAGTAAAAATATCTAAGAGTAAATCTCTGTAAGTTCTAGAGATCTCCGTTAACGCCTGGCAGCACTGACTCCGCAGGAATTTGGGCGGCCGGAGTTCCACCATTAAGGATCGTCTCGAAATCTCTTCCGATCGCCGCAAGTAATTCCGGATCTTTGATCCGCCTTTGGAGAACTTCAACCAGTTTAGTAATAACCAGTCTAATGTTTTGGTTGTTTTGATCTCCACCCTGGAACCGTCCGGTGACTTCATAATAATACTTAATTGCATTTACGTCACCCGTCTCTAATTTCCTAGCTAAACCTAACTGTGCCATATGAATTCCATCAACGAAATTCTTGGCAGAGAGTTCATGTACATATTCTTTAAACTTAGTATCTTTCATCCAAGCATTCCACTGCGTAGATGTAAGTCCTAAGTTTTTAAGTTTAGAGGTAGCTGAACGCTGATCTAAGTAATCAGTCATAGTTACAATAGCAGCAAGCTGAGCTTTGCTGAAGTCTACAGGGGGCTCCGCCACCCCATCAGAAATAATAATACCTCTAGATTCCATAGCCTTAATAAAGACCGGCTTCTCCAGCAATGCGCTGGGATTCTGCACACCTCGCTTTCTTAATTCAAGAGGCGGAGGGAAAAATCCTTTTTTATTCCAAAATTCCTCGATAAAAGGGATGGTTAGAACTTCAGTAGGTGTCAAAGGTTCCATATTATTCCTTGAAAAAGTTTATAAAATTTTGGAAGTATGGTACCAGTATATAATGCCGGTCAAGAGGTTGTACAAAAAGTGGAACAAAAAGTGGATAAGAATCATCTCTCATTCTTCGACCGGAAAAACCCTTGCAACATGTTACGTTGGTTAATTTCTAACTACAAGCGCAGTCTGTAAAAAGCCAACTGACTGAAATTTTCTAACTAACTAATTGGTAAGTTAGAGAATCACAATATTGTGAATCGTCAACTAATATATCAGTATGTTAGTTATTAACTCCCTATATTGGTATAAACCACCGAGAAAGTTTGGTCTAGACCAATATGAATGGTCTAGACCTTTGGTACTAATTAACATTATAACGAACGTGTTAAGTCTATTGCTAAGTCTAATGCGGTGTGTCATACTTAAGAGGTAAGGCAGAGAGACAGAGAAAAAGTCAGACAGCCTTTGACTTAGCTCAAGATCTCTGATAGACTTAAGCCAGAACGAACGCACACTAGTAGGAGATAATATTATGCGTCGTCACGACAACCGCCTGGGATTTACCGCGATGTACGGACAGGCTCAGTTCATCTCTTTTTACGAGAACATGGAAGACAAGGGCGACAAGTTGACTTCTGATGACATCGCGTTTATCGGGGGGACTCTGTTCGACATCGACAACCTGGACGAGTGCACTGGTATTATCCTGCACTAATCTTAACTAGTTCTCTGGGCGGCTGGATTTAGTCCTACACGTGTCATAGCGTAGCCGTTCACGTAATGAATGCTGCCCAATAGTAGGAGATAATAATAATGCAGGGCAATTTGCAGTTCAACAACATTGAAGGTATCGAGTTCGAACGCATTAAGTTGGCGGACAACTCTGCAATCTACGAAATCAAGTTCATGGACCAGAATGTTTCAGTAGTTATAGTCCTAAATCACGAACAATTCCAGGTTTTGTACAGATTGTTGCTCAATTACCAGACTGGAATGCCCGGATACTCGGGAATGTTGGACAAAAATCGTTATCTTTATACCAAGTTGGATTAAGACTAGCATTAAGACTAGCAATATACTTAGCATATTATTAGCCGAATCCGGCTGATTCATGATCAACTAGACCGCTGAAACCGAGTGCAAGGTCTACAGGGGCGCTAGAAGCTGCATTGCTGCTCCTGTAGTCATGCGTAGGCTTGAGCAAAAGGCGCTCAGGTCCAATCACACCAATCCTTGCAACGGACTAGTGCAAAGTTAAATGGGAGACCCCTGTTCATATAGTTATAGGCAGGCGCGAATCATAAAATTTACATGATCAACCTACCATGGACTATAACGTTCCTTATATAGTCCAATAGGTTAAGTGGCACTACATACATATAGGCCCTGACCTGGCCTTTTAACAAATGATCTTTGGTACACCTATTTTCGCAGGTCAGAGAGGGTGTGAACCTCTGTGATACCACACCCTGTGATAAATAACCTTCTGACCAGGCATACTGAACGGTATGAACTATCACAAGTTAGGCCATCCTTACTATCAGGCATAACGGTCAAACCGGACAAAATTACTTAACTTTACTTCTTTCCTATCTCTGAACACCCCTGACCTGGGCTTCTTAGGTATCACATACTTTCCACCTTCTGTATCGGCTCTGACCTGGGCTTATAGCCCTCAGTTACCGAGATAAACTTACGGTGTCGATCTTGCCTATTATACTTTCACACAATTACATATCTCACCCTAAGTAGTTCGATCTACACTCAAAGTAGTTATTTTCCCTAAGTCAAATCGCTTGCGGATAGAACAAGGGCATGATAGGCTCTAAACTATAAGGTCCAAGGCTCTAAAAGCTTAAGACAAACCCAGTAATTAAGGATGATACAAGTGACTAGTACCGAAGTTGCACGTGAAGGTGTTTATCAGGGTCCTGACGAGACTTCCGCGGGAATTCTCAAGACTCTTGAGGAGCACGCTAGGGCTTACACTTCTCTGAAGTCTAAGTTGGCTGCTGCTGATGGAGATCGTGAGGCTGCGCTTCAGGATTACGTAGAGAATTCTGACGACAAGCAGGCCGTTCAGATTCGAGAGCGCATTAAGAAGGCTACCGAACAGCTTCGTGAGCTTGCGGACAAGAATGTTCACGAGGTTGAACTCTCGGAAGACGAGCGCAACAAGATTAAGGTTGAGCTTGAAGCTCACGAAGAGAAGATTAACGGCAGTATCTCTGCTGCTAAAAAGGTGGCCGGACTTCTCGAAATTGACAATGAGGGAGTTCTTGCAGCAATCGAGACTATTGGTAACCCGACTAAGGGTACTCGCGGTCGGCCTAAGGGTAGTGCTGGTAGTTCTGTTCCGCGTGCCAGTGTTAACATTAAGGTGAATGGCGGACAGTTCACTAATCAGGACTTCCAGACTTTTAGTGCAATGGCTATGGCACTAAAGTGTGACGTTAAGCCTATCGTCGAAGAGTTTGCTAACGCTGCTGGTGTCGAGTACATGGAAGTTGCTTCGGTTGACACTCCGCAGAGTTTCAAATTCCAGGCGAAGGAAGATGGTCCTAAGTATGACGTGACTACTACTCCCAAACAGCGTAAGTCTCGTAATACTGGCAACGTTGTTGCTACTAGTGAGGGTCCGAGTGAAGCTCCGGACTTCTCAGATGGTGAAGTTGTGGAAGCTGAAGGTTCCGAGTGAACTAGTTGTTCTAGGGTGACGCTCTTTCCTGTAGACTTGAATGACATAAACTCTGCACGGCAAAGAGCATCGCTCAGGATTACTAGCTCTCCAATAATAAGATGGAGTAATAATGAGCTCAGTAACTGAACGCATGTCGTATGAGGAATTGAATGGTACTCTCAAAGCTTGGGGTGCTGACGACACTACTCTGTACACCATTCACTCATACTTGAATTCCAAAGGTTATTGTAGTATCTCATTTGGTGAAGTGAATTGTATAGTCGAGCGCACTAGTCCTACATCCGGATTCTACTACCTGACTCTGGAGTAGTACAGTGAGAGCTAATAAAGATGGAGACTGGGTAAGAGTTAGATACCGTGACGTATTCGGTTGGGCTGATGAACTCTCTTTGAGAGACATCCACGGTATTGTAGTAAGACCTACACCAATTCGCCGTGAGATCTTTGTACGATGGGATAGTAATTATCCTGCAGGTTATATCAACGTACGTAATGTTATTCGAGTCTGATCTCCCCTGTAGACCCCTTGCGTATTTAGTTCTGATCTGGTATAATCTGGACAGTGCATAGCTTCCGAATGGAATTAAGCCACACATAATAGAAAGTTAATAAGATGGCTAAGCTCAAGTGTAAAGCACATAATCGTCGAGTTCACGTTTTGAAAGACGGACAGGGAACACTTACTGTTCACCGTGAAGACGGTAGTAAGTGCGTAGTTAATCCAGTAGTATACATCATGGGTCAAGCTTATTTGCCCATTCAGGTAGCTGAGTGGGATGGTCCTGATTACCATCAGGATACTATCAATTACTTACCTCGCAATCGATAAGATGGCTACCCAAAAGCTTGACACAGAGTTGGATGTCTGTCGCAAGTGTCTGCACTTCTCCCAACGAGATCTCTATCGGGCTAGGTTTAAGCCTAATGATTATTACAACAAAGTATATTTTGAGACAGCTGATGATCTATTCTTTGAAGTTGTAGTAATTAGACTTCTCGATAAAGTTAAGTATTGGCGTATACGTTATAATGCTGCCTGTGCAGTTGAACAAACTCGTGAAGATGAGCGTTACTTCAATTGGATTGAAGACTAATGACTGAAGAGTATACCTCTAAGTTCTTTGAGAAGGCTGCTAAGTCTTTGCTCTGGCGTTCGGCTGAATATCTCGTATCAGCTAATGCCTATTCAGAGAATCCAATCTATAGAGATCTATGTAGACGGCTAGCTTTCCAGGAAGCACAGGATGCAACTAAAGCTTTCGCCGTAGCACGTTCTTATCGATTGCGAGGTAAGTAATTGACTGTACCTAAGTCTAATAAAAGAAAGCGAGAACAAGCACAGAACGCTAAGAAACAACGTAGGCATAATCTATCCATTAGAGTAATAGTAAAAGGTAACTGGTTTGCTCCTGGTAAGCATGTAAAACACGGGACTAACAGAGCATACAATCATTACGGATGTCGCTGCGCTCAGTGCTGTGATAATATGAGTCGTTACATGAAGAAGTATTATTGGAGATCTTAGGTATTAAAAGATTGAATCGAGTGGAAAATGTGGCACGATGGAGCTTCTACAGCAAAGCAATGGAGAGATAACTCTAAACATCAACACCTAGTATTTGAGAGACTGCTAGCTCGCGAACATTTTGGAGCAGCAATTCTAGCTCTCACTAACTCAATGCAAAGTTTAGAAAAAGCCATTACATTAGAGGAAACTAGTACAAATGGCTAAGACATATCGTACGGTTGAACAGCGTATTATTGATTTACTGCGAGAGTACCCAAAGACCGTCTTCAGTTCTAAGCAGATTCACGATAAGGTAGGAAAAAAGACTCCTCGGTATACCTATCTACAGCTACAAAAATTGGCAGAGTCGGGAACAATTTACAGGAAGCCAGGACCTAATGCATCTTATCTTTATTCTATAACTAATGTGTCAGGTTGGTATAAAAAGAATCCTATTCCTGGCGACAATCCTAAGGAAATCCATCGTGTAGATGTCAACTCTACTAGTGTGCGTTCGTTACTTAAGAGCTGGTCTGAGACAAAGTGGAATCCTAAGATCTACGGCTCTGCACAGTACTTGCCACTAGGAGTAGCGCGGTTATTCGAATTAGTTGCAGAGTATATGTATGGAGGAGAGGTCACTAAATCAGATTTAACGGAAGTTAAGAAGAATCTCGAACTCTTTAAGAAAGATCTCCTCTCTACCTGTACAACTCTCTTCAGTATTCTAGAGACTCCAGAACTTTTTGATCCTAAGAAATTTGTAGAATTCCTAGTAGGTGAGGATGCCCCCCCTGTAGACCTCCTCCGCGAGCAAGCTCATAAACTTAAGGAACATTACAAGTGATCATCTTTGCGTCTAAGGTAGTGTGTATGGAGATTTGAGAGGATGTATTAAAATGATGCCAAACAAAGATGGGTATAAAGAAAAATTTGCTGAACGTGTAGATACGTACATCGAAGTTAATTACGATACTGATATTACAACTGAGCAAATTGCTAGACATGCAGGCTATTCACTGTTCCATACCAAGCATATGTACAAAGAGGTAACTGGAAAAACTCTCCTGCAATCTGTTAAAGCTAAACGTTTGGAAAAGATGAAAGAACTACTGAGCACTACTGATTGGTCATTTGCTAAAATTGTAGCTGCAGTGGGGTATTCAGCTGTAGGAAGTATTGGTTGTTTGTTTAAAGTTGAGACTGGCTACACTCCCGCTGCTTATCGTAGAGCTTTTAATAAAGATGTAGCATAATGGAACTACTATTTTATGGAGCTATTTATTTCTTGGTGGCAACTATAATTCTAACAGGACTCTTTGTGGAGATTAAAAACTATTATGATAAACCTAATAGGAATCGTAATAACGATAATACTTATCATATTAGCTAGGTTAAAAGTTAGGCAACTCGCTAAATTTCATGCCCAACTAAAGATTAACTATCGTGAGTGGCTGTCACAGTTTGATGATCCAGAAACCCACGATTGACTTTTAGTGGGGTACATGCTATAATGTACATAATAGAGAAAGATAATGAAAATGATGATCCTTGATCGTATTAGAGAGTGTCTAGTCCGTCCCAGTAATTATTATCCCCGGACCTCGGATAATACCATTATCCTCGGATTAGAAATGTATAAATATGAAACATCTTCGCTACTTCCCGAGCGATTTAGTACTTAACATCGAACCACATACGGGGGAACATGGTTTCCCGGTAACCCTCAACACTGTAGGGTTAGTCCAATCGGTTGACGATACAGAAGAAAACGTTACTGTCCTGTGGTCTACAGGGGTCAAGTCAACGATTAGAATTAGTGGAGTAGTTCCGAAACAAAGATCTAAAAGTACAGAATAGAGATCTTAAAATGGACCTGAGTAACTTTCATCCTTCCGAAATCGTGCAAGTACCTGCCATCATAAAAGCAGGAATGGTGGAATTGCTCAATCCGGATATGTTGAAGCTAGATGAGACTACACTTAAAGCCGTTGCTTCAGCTATGTCTGGCGAACTAATTCACCTGAAGATGCGCGCAACCTACACAGCACTTGAAAATAATTTGTGTATTGCTAAGGATTGCTACCGTCCGGCTACTAAAGATAGTGACTGGTGTGATGACGGACCCAACCACAAACACCACTAATGGAATATAATGAAACGTAAAATCTGTTGGCCAGATCCCGACTGTACGTGTCTTGAACAGGGATGTGGCTATTGTGCGTCTAGTAAAATAACTAAGACTAAGACTCAGTTACTTACATATGTAGATGAACATCCTGAATTAACGCACAGAGGTACTGGAGCCAAGCTTTATAATTCATATAACGCATTAGTATATGGAATTGAACATAACAGATTAGGACTTTGGAAGAACTGAGCGACTGGAAAAATAATGGAATCTAAGGATGACCTTATCGCTCGAATTCAAAAGTTGGAAGCTAAGCATGAGGAGGATGCTAAAAAAGAAGCTGAGCTTAAGATCATCCTTGAACAGAATCGTAAAATTAAGGATGATATCGAAGTAGTACTTGAGGAAGTACGCAAAAGATATATAGCTGCGAGAGATAGTTATAATGGATCTGTTGCTGATCGTAATGATCTCAAGTTTGACATGCGTACTGATCAAGAAGAACTAGATAGACTTAAGCGACAGTTGAGTCGTGAACTTGATCGCGAACAGGTTAATGTAAAATATCTTCAGCAAGTAGAAGCTTTTAAAGATAAGTGTCTTGAAGCTCCTTGGCGTGCAGAGAATCGAACAGACGGAAGGGGTGCACTACCCCATCAGATTGATGGAGCTATGCATCTGGCTGTTGCCAAGACTGCGCTACTGGGAGATAAGCGCGGGCTAGGTAAAACTCTCACTGGTCTAGTTACTTGCGACTTCCTCGAAACTATGAAGGCAATCTGTATTGTCCCCAGTGATACTATGGATAACTTCATTCGAGAAATTAAAATGTGGACTCCGCACCGTAAGCCTATCAAACTTGGTAAGATGACTAAAGCTGAGCGCGGAGTTATTCTTCCTGTCCTCAAGCAACAGTCTGACTATATGCTAGTTATGAACTATGAAGCCTGGCGCAAAGACTATAGCCTAATCGATGATTTGATTGGTCTTAAGGCTGACACACTAATTCTTGACGAAGCGCACCGAGGAAAAACGCTGAAGACTTCAGCAGGGCAGGGTATTCAAGCTATTAGATTTGGATTGAATGAATGTCCTAAATGTGCTAGTGATTCTATTGAGAAACTCTCTTCCCCTGTAGACCATGCAGAGTGTTTAGACTGTGAACATGTAGCAGAGATGTGGAAGTTCTGTTCTATTAAGAATGTTATTCCCATGACGGGTACTCCCATTCTTAATCGTCCTCAAGAACTCTTCCCACTGCTTAGACTTATTGATCCTGAAAATAATAAGACTGAGAAACAGTACCTTCGGGATTTCTGTCAGCAAGATCTTTATACCAGCCACTGGAAGTGGAAGGCCGGGGGAGAGAAGAAGGTAATTGAAAAAATCGGTCACCGTTACCTAGCGCGTGACCGTAAGGCTGCTGGTGTTATTATTCCTCCGGCTACTCCTCAACTACATCTTATCACTATGGATGAAATTAAGGAGAACTATCCGAATCAGCACAAAGCATATGAGCAGTGTCGTAAGTATGCACAGCTAGTCTTGGATCCGGACACTGAAACGACCATGTCTATGCCGGTATTCTTAACCGTGCTACTCAGGCTCCGGCAAGTTCTCACCTGGCCTGCTGCTATCGAATTAAAGAAGCCTGTTACAGACGAAGAAGGTAAAGTTCTATACCACGAAGTTGTGGCTAGACTTGACGTGCATGAATCTGCTAAGCTCGATAAAGCCGAAGAACTAATGCGAGAAATTATAGATGAAGGCGAAAGAGTTGTTCTCTTTTCTCAATTCAAGATGCCACTGGAAATACTCCAAGCAAGACTTGGCGGGAGAACCGCTATCTACAATGGGGACACGTCGAGTTATAGAAAACAACAAATACAGCTTGATTTTGACCCAAAGACGGTTAAGGCTCAGCCACAATATGATGCCGTTCTCTGTAACTATAAAGCTGCGGGGGAGGGACTTAACTTTAACGCTGCGTCACAGATGATTATCTTGGATGAGGAATGGAATCCAGGTAGACAGTCACAGGCGTACGGCCGAATTGACAGATTAGGCCAGACACGAGAGACTACAATCCACACTATTCGAGTTGAGAATTCTGTGGATACTTGGATGGCTGGATTGTTGGAAGAGAAGTTGGATCTAGTGTCTGGCTTTGAAGATACCGCAAATATGTACCGTAAGATGTTCGACGATCTCCGAAAGGGTAATCTGTGAGTGGGGAGGACAAACTAGGAGAACTTAGAGAAGCTACTCGACTAGCTAATCAAGTTCTTAAAGATCTCAAACAAGAACGAAAAGAGGCTACTGAATTAGTTCAAAATTATGTAGCTAAACTTGAAAAGACTATTGGTGCTGAACTAGTTAAACAACTTGATGAATTAGGTAAAGCTACTCAAAAAGCTATGGATGATTCTGTAACTAGAGTTTTCAAAAAGTTTGATGAGCTTGCTGCTCTAATGATGGGTGAAGAAAAATCTCAAATTAGAAAAGGCGAACCTTCTATTTCTGATTTAGTTAAATACCGTCAATCACTTAAGGAGAATAACTAATGGCTCAGCACCAGTCTGCAATTAATTTCAGTGAACTTAAGGAATTATCTGAGGAGGTGATGGACGGTACCGACGTCTATGTTCGAGTTGATGGAGAAATCTTTAAGGCTACTGCCGTTAACGTAAACGATGAAGTTACTCCCGGAACCGCAGTAATTCTTATCGAGATTGAAGACTAAAGGTGACTAAAGAAGAACTTCCTAAGAAGCCTAAAAATGAAGGACAACAGTTAGATAAGAATGCTTTCCGGGCAAGAGTTAAAGAAGCTACCAAGAACGCTGTAGGCAAAGGCAAGAATCCTGGCGTAGAATCTAAGAAATACTGGGATAAGAAGAAAGACTAGTAATTAATACAGAGGATGATAATACTATGGATGATGAAGATGTCCTCTACGATATTTATCGTGATCGCTTGATTGGCGTCCCTAATTAAGTACAGTCCTAATTAAGGATTAAAATGGAATTCGTAGCGCAGCCTGAGAAGAATGAAACGGGGGAATTCGGGTCTGTTAGTGTTGTTAATAGCAATGGAGAGTTAGTAGATCTCGCAGTAACTCCTAATTATAAGACTGCTAAGATTCTCAAAGATGTTTTAGATACTTTAGTCCAACGTCATGATGAACTTTTAATCAAAAAGATTGAAGGTTTGCATGACATTAAAGAAGTGGACTAAACCGGTAGTAGTTCCTCCTAAGAAGCCTCGTCCACCTAAGAAGCCTCCCCCTAATCCACCTAAACCTCCTCCTAAGGAACCGAAGTAGCTAAGTTGCGATCACTCTAGATCTCTGTCATACTGACTACAGGTCCTAGGTCCAACCACAAGGTTCGGGCATCCTAGATGGACAGGTAGTAGGCGGAGACACAATCGCTCCCTTGGACCGGCGTGGTGAGATCTTCTAGCCTCCCGCATCTAGGATGCCCGACAAGATTTTTAATAGGAGAATAATGCCCTCCGAAGAGGTATATGCCCTAGCCGAAAAAATATTCAATAGTTCTGCTGGTAGATATCCTAGAATTATTAATAAAAAAGTTAAGGATTATGAGCCTGCTGATGTAGCTGCTATCTTTACTATGCTAGCAGAGTTGTCCCAAGCTACTGCTGACGCTATTGAATCTAATCAACTAGTTAATTTTACAGATACTATTGATTTAAGTGGCCTTCTCATGGATGCGATTAAAAATAACTGTAGTGCTAATTTGATTAGTCTAGCTAAACTTAAACAGTATTTGCTAATGAAACAATCTGAAGAGAACTAGCTATGCCTTGTATTGACTGTGCTCGTGGATTTCATGGTGAATGCGGAGATCCATGCTGTTGTGCAGGTCTACAGGAAAAAGCCTCTTTACTATCTGAATCTTTACCTATTGCGCTAGTTTCTGGATTAGTAGGTAGGCCGCCTAAACCTGATGATGAAATCAGTGTGTCAGCTGGAAGAAAGCGCGCAGCATCTAGCTATGAATTAGAGATGGGCGATGACAAACTTTGTGAGTGGCTTGGTTTGGCTAACTGTGGTGGCGGTTTTAAGCCCATTATTGGTTGCTTGCGTGGTAGACGCCAACATATCCACCACGGACCAGACAAAGACACGTCAAACAATGAACGACATAACATCTCGCTAATTTGTCATCTCTGTCACAATAGATGGCACGCAGCTAATAATTCACTATACGGAAAAGTTAAGTGTCCCGAGGGCATTCAGCCAAAGAATCCTAGACCTATGACTAAAGAAGAATTCGTCCAAGCAATTGCCTTCGAAACTAATAGGAAAGAATAATGGCACAGTATCTTGATATTACGTTTACTGCTAAAATTAAAATTGAATATAAGCCTGAAAATTATCCAGGTTCTTACGAAATTGAACAGATAGTAGAGCAAGAACGTGAAATGATTTTAGATGATCCCGAAGGTATTATCCAGGCAGCTCTTGAGGAAGAAGATAAGGTATTAGACGGCTCTCACGCAAATGTTGATATTAAGATTGTAGAGGATTGATGACTAGTGCTGAGTACGAAGAACAAGCTTTAATTATTAAAGGTGGAATTCATCCCGCGCCTTGGAAATCGGAAGGTGTCAATGTATATGACTCCAATGGATTTATGGTACTCACTGCTAGGAACGCAATCGTTGCTAAGGTGGTTGCAGACTTATACAATCGTAACCCTGTCGTTCTTCTAGAAGATGATGTAGTCTACTAATATGGATAAAGCTACTCAAGAAGCCCTCGCCGGTATTATGGTATGGTGTGTCAGCGCAATCAGTGGAAAACCATATCATCCAAGTAAGAAAGCTGTATACAGAGAGATTGAGAAAGCGTTTAGAGAAGACTCTACGGTAACAGCTGACAAGGTAATTGGTATTATGAACAACGCTAGATGGAGTCTTAAGTAGCTTCCCAGTCCCCATCGGAATTAACTTAGCTTGCCCCCTGTAGACCTGAATGGTATACTGTAGGTCCAAGTGAAAATCGGTATATAAATAATAGGATAATAATGCATACGATTTCAAATACCGAAGTAGCTATGTTTAACACTTGCCAACGATCTCACTACTATCGATTTCGTTTGGATATTGAGCCCCGATGGGAACTTCTTTCTCGTGCTCTTAAGCGTGGGATTATTGGTCACGAAGCTTTGGAAGCTTACTATACAGTTCTAAAAAATGGTGGGTCTACAAGGGAAGCCCAAGAAGCTGCCATCGAAGTTATTCATCAAAAAGTTAAAGATGAAATTCTTCGTGATTCATTAGATACTAAGCCTTTGGATGATCTGAAGCAGCTTAAGGGTTTGCTGATGATGTATCCTGGAGTGTACAAGACTGAGCCATTTGAAGTTATTGAAGTTGAAGCAGTTCATAAAGTTAAGGTCAATGAGACTACAGAATACGGCCTGAGACTGGATCTTCTGGTTCAGTTTACTAAGGGTGAGTACTTTGGAGACTTGGCCCTTATTGACCACAAGTTTATCTATAACTTCAAGACTCCTGCTGAACTAGCTATGGATGCACAGCTAGTTAAATACGGTCAAACTCTTAGGTCCAAGGGATTTAAAGTTACAAAAGGTTACTTCAACCAAGTACGAACACGACAGTTGAAAGATCCTGCACCGACAGATCTCTTTCGTAGAGTAATGGTCCAACCGACTCATAGAGAGACTGAACGTATCTGGGCTGAACAAGCAATTGTAGCTGAGAGAATTGCAACCCTTAAAGCTATGCCTCGCGAGGATCATTCGGATGCAGTTTCTAGAAATCTTAATCCACTAGTGTGCCGCAGCTGTTTGTTTCAGATGTTGTGCAAAGCTGAAATGGGTGGCGATCCAATTAAAAATATGCTGGTGGCACACTATCAGAGGAACACTTACGGTTACTCTACATCTCTAGGGGAAGAATAGTGGTAGAACTTAAGCCCCTAGATCCAGCCCGGTTAGAGAAGTTGAGAGAGATGGGTAGTCAGCCGAATCTCATGGATGACAAGCGACTAGTTCGCGCTTGTTTCTACGGAGATTTGGGTTCTGGAAAGACTACCCTGGCTGGAAGAATTGCTAAGGTTATCGGTGGGCCAGTCTGCCTTATTAATACTGATTCAGCTTGGACTATTCTTCAGCGGGATGAAGAATTAGCCGAGAGAATTACTAGATATAAGTATGATAGCCAGCCGCAAGTTCGAATGATCATCCAAGCTCATATAGAGGGTATTGAACCCTTCGCTAGTTTTAAGACTATTATTTGGGATACGTTTACAACTTCGGTTGACAGATCGCTTAGGGATCTGGTAAAGCTTAAGCCGGAAACTGGGGGTAAACACCCTGACCCATCTATTGAATCGTATAAGCATTACAGGATGTCTGCTAATTCTACAAAAGACACAGTAGATCTTCTAGCTGAATCAGACTTAAATGTAATTTATACAGGTCACGTCCGGCAACCTAGTGATAAAGATAAAGATGAAGGAAAGTTTGCCATCCGTCCTAATTCGCCGGAAGCAAACTACAATGTAGTTGGACAAGAGGTGAACTTAATCGGATGGTTGTTCAAAGAAAAAGTCGCAGGAAAATTTCTACGGAAAATTCAGACGTCGGGGACAACGACGGAAACAGCGAAGTCACAGATTCCGACAATTCCGGAATCAATTCTGGAACAGGATCAGATTCCGGACCTGATCGAAAAGTGGATTCGCAGCTAGTTCCCGAAGATAATAAAAAAGTAGTAGTTGATTTTCCCGACAAAAAAGAAGGTCCAAGAATGTCTATTTTCGGTGATCTCGATGTCCAGGGTGTTGACGATGATCCGTTCTCCATTAAAAATGGAACTTATCGTGCACGTTGTGTTGATGTGAGCGCTAAGGATCGAGACGACAACACTAAATCTTACAGCTTCAAGTACAAGATTGAAGATGAGTCGGCCGGTATCTACAATGGTCGTCAGGTTCAGGCTTTCTTTATCATGCCGGATCTTGCTAAGTATTCTGCTGGCACTAAAATTGAAGACATGGAAGAGGACGACCAGCAGCAGGTTTTGCGGATTCGTTATCACATTCGTAAGGCTTTTGATGTTCCGGAGTCTGAACTTAATAGCTTTGATCCGAAACAGGATGGCGTTAGTCGGATCGTTTATGTGACGGTTAAGACTAACGCGGATAAGTCTGATCCCGAGAAGAAGTACGTGAACATTACCAAGATTGAGTCTGAGCGTAGCTTCGATGAGAAGATGGCTGAATCTGGCAACAGTCTTCTCGGCGGTGATGATTTCTAATAGATAAATAGCGGGGAATAGAGCTAGCGTATTTCTCCCTCCCCAGATTGGAAATACGCAAGAGGTTACCGCTGAACTCCTTCGAGGAGACAAAAGGGCTCTTATGCTGGGTAGGAGGTTAGGCCCAGCCCTAAACTTAAATAGTGTAAAGCTAGATGGGCCGTTGGCAGCCGGGGTAACAGGGATAAAGGACCAAAAGCTGATCTCCTCCCTCCCATCCTTAAAGGTCCGATTATTAGTGGTAAGGCGTGGACACTAGTATTTCGGAATGTAGCACCGATACCCGCATCGTGTGCTCCCTGTAGACGCGTGGCCAAATGTAATCCCGTCTACAGGTCAAGCTCCGTTAGCTCAGTTGGTTAGAGCATCCGACTTTTAATCGGAGGGTCCAGGGTTCGAACCCCTGACGGAGTACTTATAATTAAATATCCTATAGTGTAACTGGCAGCACTTCAGGTCTTGGTCCTGACAGTCTAGGTTCGAATCCTAGTGGGATAGCTTGATACGAGGAGGTGAAAGATGATTAGTAAAGTAGTTCTATTTATCGGAGGACCAAAGAATTATCAGACTGAGGAAATCACGCATCCTCAGACTTACCTTCAAGTGCCAGAAAAAATCAATTCATTTGTAGGATTAGGTTCGGACCACCCTTTTGCTGCACAAGAGCCTAATTACAAAGTAGTTACATACAGACTTGAGAAGTATCGACCTGGGCCAACGATTACTATTCCTCTGTATGTTGCACAGGGGTATGAAACAGAACATGCAAGTCAGCTCGCAGGAGAGTACTTCTATCAGTTGATGCTTAATCAGTATACTGTAAATAAAGTGGCTGAGAAACAGGGTAAGTTTGGATTAAGTCAAATTTTAGTTTCTCCCACAATACCTTCTTTTATACAAGAGTTATATGAAGAAAAACTAGCACCCTCTTTAACAGAGCAAGAGTGGTATAAGAATGCTCTTGGATCAAATTTCAAATCACTTACTACGCTTAAACAGGAATATCTAAAAGCTCTTGTTCACATAAAAGAACAGGGAATTACTTTCGGTCCTTCGTCTACAGGAAAACAAGTACAGGTAAATGGTGGATCAGTTCTAGGACAGCTCACTAAACTCTTTCCTCAACTTGCAACGGTTAGCAGTAGTTGCCCTAGCAAAGACTGTGGTGCTATGGGTAGAATTGCGGAGTTAATTCAACACCTTAATGATATCCATCATTGGAAAATTGAAACCGACATTGCAGACTGGTTAGAGAGTCTAGATATTAAATTCGAGGTGAAAGCATGAACGAGCGAAAGACTATTGATGACACGGTGGCAGCGCTTCGTGAGCAATTGCGAGAGATTGAGCTTGATGTTTCTACTGAAGGTATTACTCTTTCTCAGTTGATGCGTGAAGGAACTCGCGTAACTGAACAGGCTGTTGGTGGTTGGGGAGATGGAGTACATACGGCTTGCGCTCTGACTTCAGCTCTTATTGCTGCCAAAGCTCATAAGTTGACTGACTAATAGATGTAACTAGTTTGTCCTGAGATCGGGACTCCGGACGATTAACTAGTGAAAGCCTATAGGTTTGCTATAGGTGAGGTCCCGTAGCCCAGCGGCAGAGGCAACAGACTTAAAATCTGTAAAGCGTGGGTTCGAATCCCACCGGGACTACTAAATTGAATCGTAATAATACAAGGAGAAACTGTGTTGCTTACTCCATCTTCTAACACCAAAGAAGAACAGCTTCAGACGATCTACCAAGCATACGCAGTAGATCCTACTTTTAACTCTCTGAAATCTGAGGGAGTTAATTTCGTTCCAGGACAAGGGCCCTTAAATGCTAAAGTTATGCTTATTGGTCAATCTCCAGGTAAAGTAGAGAACGAGAAGCGACGTCCATTCGCAGGACGAAATGGTAAGAATTTAGCTGCTCTCTTTGAAGAGACAGGATTTCACGTAGAGCAGACCTTTCGTACAGAATTAGTTAAGTACTGGCCTAAAAGTTCTACTCCCCGTAAAAGAGAACTTACCCATACAGAACTTCAAACTTCTTTGAATTATCTCAAACAGGAGATTGACGTTATCAATCCTGTTTTCATTGGTCTTATGGGTCGAACTGTTCTTAATGCATTCTATCCTGAGATTGATCAAATTTATCCGGTGCTTGGGGGAGTGCTTGATGGAAAGTATGTCCCATTGCATGATCCTTCGTACGTAATGCACCGTGCCAATCGATGGCCTATTGTTCGTAGCGGATTTGAAAAGTTGGCGAGGTTAGCTATCAATGCCTGAACCTGAAACTAATGAACACACGGAACTAGAAGAACCCCGAGCTACGTATTATGTAGTGGGCAAGCAGTGGTATGTAGAGATTATAGTTCCTCATCCTGATTCTGCTGAACAGCCTCCACAGTCTATGACCTTCCCTGTAGACAATGAATGGTGGGGTTTCTTTATTGCAGACCTAGTAGAGTCAATGTCAATTGAACACTGGCAAGCTCTCATTCAGGATAATTATAAGAAGACCAGTTTTAAGTAATACTATAGCCCCTGTAGCTCAGCGGAATAGAGCAAGAGCTTTCTAATCTCTAGGTCACTGGTTCGAATCCAGTCAGGGGTACAGGTCTACAGGTCTACAGGAGGACACATGGCATATGAGTATAGAGTAGATATAGAATCTTTAGAAAAGTTGTCTGAGAAACAGCAGAATTACTTAAAACAGCAAATATTAGAATTAAGTACTATTTTTAACAAAGTGTCTGTTAGATTTTGGGATTGTACTGGCGACTGTACAGAATGTTGGAACTGTAGAAGGGATACAGAAGATAATGTTTCCAGGGTTAAGTGCGATTCTGTTCCTGATTGCGTTTGTGATGGAAATTGCTAAGTTCAGCCTTGGGCCCGTGAGTCCACTGGCTGTTGCATTCTTAGGCTTATTCTTTCTCGCATTAGGTGGCGTTCCTGTTGTGGTTAATGCTGTGTCTCGCAGGAGTTAAAGTATACTGGTGCTTGGACTGCGTGAGGTTTATGTCGGGGGATCATTCTGTAGCGGCACAGGTCGTTGGCCTGCCGTTGGCAGAGATAGGATTTACGATAATATGGAACAGAGTGATCTTGCGCAGTTTAGGTTTTATGAAGGCGACAGTGAGACAGGGGCACCGGGAGGATTGATTTGTAATTACTGTGAAAGTAAAGTTATTAAATGGTATGAAATTGGAGTGGTTCCTAATCTTCTAGAGCTTATGGAAGATGCAGCAGCTCACTTTGCACAAGTCCATAGGACATCTAATGGATCCTAGTAGCTATAAACAATTTGAGACTGTCTCTGATGATCAACCTTGTCTGTATTGTACTAAATGTATGTGGAGGCACGGCGACGCTGCACTATTAGACACACTCGATTTAATAATTATGGCAGCAGACCTTCACTTAATGGTATGCAGGTAACTAGGAGTCTGAATGTCTGATCCTCTCGAAGAACTTGGACAGTTCTTTGATACCATTTATGGGGATCAGGTCGGTTATGCCTACAGTCCCACTAAAGTCTATCAAGAAGACGGTAAGGGCAAGTTTACTCGCTACTTCTTTCAATGGCCCTATCAGCGTGAAGACTTAGTAGCCCACTGTCTAGAGCATTCAGGTTCAGTAGAAGTCTATTATTCTCCAGCTTTGTTCTCTCGTGAAGGAGCAGAAAAAGAGGACTTTCTAGGCTCTAACTTTGTATGGTGTGATTTCGATGGGAACGCCCCTGTAGACTTGCAAGGCATTCCTGAGCCTACGATTAAAATTCAAAGTTCAGATGATAAGAATCAACACTGGTATTGGAAACTAGATCACTTTGAGAAAGATATCTCTGTAGTTGAAAATATATCTCAGCGAATTACTTATCAAGGCGAAGCTGATTTAGGTGCTTGGAATGCAAACAGAGTACTCAGACCACCTCTGACGGTCCACCAGGAGTCAGCTAAGCTCGTTTCGGTACTGCGGTGGGGGTCTGAGTCCTACGCTGTTCCTATCTTTGGTGAAATTCCAGAGTTACCTTTAGCTGATTATGTTGCAAATGCTGAAGACTTTGATAGAATTCCTGGACCTATTGAAGTAATTGCTAAGTATCCGTGGACTCGTGAAGATTTTCTTTTCTTTAGTCTTAAAGAACTTCCTCCTAGACAAACTTCAGTAGGTGAACTTCCAGGTGATAGATCAGGAGCACTTACTAAACTCGGACATATCTGTGTTGAATTGGGTATGTCAAACTCTGAAGCATTTGCAATTCTTCTCCACGCTGATAATAAATGGGGTAAATTTAAAGGCCAGCGTCGACAGAAGAAGATGCTTATTTCTATTATTAATTACTGTAGAAGTAAACATGCAATTGCTCCAGTAGAGCAAGAAGTTGATAATCCTTATCGAGTATTTTCATGGGATGAATTCAGGGCACATGATGTAAAGATTGATTGGGCTGTACGGGACCTTATTCATAAAAAAGGTATTCTCACGCTCAATGGCCCACCTGGGGTAGGCAAGTCACAACTCACGCTCAGATTTATGGAAGCTATGGCAAAAGGACAAGATTTTCTAAAATGGAAAATCGATAAGCCCAGTCGTATGCTTTTTTTATCACTTGAGATGCCACATGAAGAGATAGACTACTTTCTTAATGTAATGCAAATGGAAGAGACAGACATATTTAGAGAGAATGTGTTTATCTTTCCATTTGGATCTACCATGTCTTTTCTGAACGTAGAAAATCAAGCTAGAATTCTAGATATTGTACGGAAAGTTAAGCCTGATGGGATTATCATTGACTCATTAGGTGCAGCAGTGGGTGGAAATATCAGCGATGATGAAAAAATTCTTAAGTTCTTCCATTTCCTAAAGTTTCAAATTGCCCGGCAATTCGGCTGTTTCTTTTGGATTATTCACCACCCTCGCAAAGGTCAAGTGGGTAATAAGATAAATGATAAACTTGATGATTTGTTTGGTAGTACATATATTGCTGGTCAATCTACTACTGTAATGAGTTTATTTCCAAAGACAGGTAGCCTTGAACTCACTAACCCTAAACTTCGTATGGCTCCAGAGTTTAAACCTCTTAAATTAAGACGAACTCCTAATTTGGATTTCAAATCTTTTGAGGGTTTGACTATGTCTAAAGAAACAGCTAATGCTTCAGTTGAAGAAATCTTCGGCGGTCTAGGTGGTTTAGGAGATTCAATATGACAGTAGAGCAAGCTATTGAAGAACTTAAGGGCGTAATAGATCGTTTAGGTCTCGGTGAGAACGATCCTATAGTCATAGTAATCACCACACTTGAGAAATTACTTCAGGACAGAGAATGAGCTATCTTACGGAAGATGACTTCGATGCATATCTACAGGGGATGAGACAGGCTCCTAGGCTTACCGTTGACACTGAAGGAACTCTTAGACATCCCTTCTCTCAAACATGGGGTGTTAGTACGAGTGCGTTCGGTGTTAATGAGTATTTCGCATGGTATCATCGAACCGGTACTAATCTTCCGTTAGACTGGCTTCCGAGACTTTCACAAGTAATTGAAAACCACCCTTGCTTAATTATGCATAATGCGAAGCACGATCTTAAAGCCTTACGTAATCTTGGAATTAATTATAAGGGCAAGTTCTACGATACCATGCTCATGGCTCATATGACCAATGAGAACTTCCTTTCTAAGGAATTAGACTTCCTGAGTCGTCATTTTGGGGGAGACCCTAAGAAGCGCTCAGACGTTATGAAAGTTATTATTGATAAGTTGGGCTGGGAGCACGTTCCTGTTAAACTAATGAGAGAATATGGAGCGAACGATGCTTTCATTACTGAAGCTCTATTTGAGTCTCTATACCCGGACTTTTGCGAGCAGGGATTTGATGGCGATCTGTGGGAAATCGAGCAGAAATTCGTCAGACTATTATCTAAAATCGAGGATAACGGCGTACTAATCGATCAGGATCTATCAATCCGCGAACTCGAACGCGGTGAGAAGATTATGGCTGAGATCCGAAATGAGTTAGGATTTAATCCTTCTTCCCCTGTAGACCTCGGCAAATTTCTGATTGATGAACTTAAACTCCCTATGGTTAAAGCTACTAAGACTACTAAAAAATTACCTAGGGATCAGCAGAAACCATCTTTCGATAAAGATGCAATGGAAGTTTACGATGAACTCCTCGCACGAAGAAATGATAAAAGAGCCCGACAAATTCTTATCTACCGAGGCTGGCAGAAGACCACATCCTCCAATTATCGACCCTACCTCGAACTTTTGGGGCCAGATGGTAGACTCCGACCTAATTTCAAAATTCATGGAACCCATACGGGGCGTCTCTCTTGCGAGAAGCCAAATCTCCAACAGATTCCCAGGGAATCCCCAAATGACTGGAACGGCAGGCTCAAGGAAGCTTTTATCACCGAAACAGGTAGACGAGCTTTCGAATTCGATTATTCACAACTTGAATTTCGTCTTGGTGCGGCTTATGGGAAGGTTTCTAAGCTTATCGAGGTATTTAACGATCCAGGGCAAGACGTCTTCTCTAAACTTGCCGCTGACAATGGACTCTCTAGACAAGATGCAAAAACGCTTAATTATACTCTCCAATTTGGTGGGGGCGCACAAAGAATCTCTGAAGTCTTTGGCGTCTCCCACGGAGCAGCAAAAGCCATCATCAACAAATATTACTCTGAATACCCAGGATTAAGAAAAATTGCTCTCTTAGCTCAAGCTAGAGCCATAGCAAATGGTTATGTACAGTACTGGACCGGCCGACGTAGGCACTTTCAGTACGAAGAAGACTGTCGTAAAGCCTTCAACTCAGTGTGTCAGGGTGGCGCATTTGAGATTGTAAAGCGTAAAATGATTGAGCTTGATGAAGCTGGTTTAAATAACGATGAATGTAGAATGGAATTGCAGGTACACGACTCGGTACGATTCAATATCGAGGAAGGCAAAGAATCGACTTATCTACCGGAAATTAAGAGAATTATGGAAGACATTACAGAATTCGGTGTCAAATTTAAGGTAGATTGCAAAGTCTGGGCTAAGGATGATAAGATTGATGTGGCTGCACTAGCTGCTTAAATTGAAAGGATTAAGAAACATGGCATCGAATCTTGAATGTACAATTCTTGAGGGTGAAAGTATTAACCCGGACAACCCTAATCCGTGGCAAGTTACTATGCAATTCTTTGATCAGAATCACGAGTTAGTGCGGCAGTGGGCAGTAGATGCCCCCAGTGAATTAGTCGCTAAATCTATTCAGGCAGGATTGCAGAGTCTCAGTAGTGTTGATTATGACAATCTCTACAGTGAGGTTACGGTTCACTAGTGTCTAACGAGTATGCCTCATTTGATCCAGGAAAGCGGACAGGTATTGCTACCTGGACGTCTACAGGGGAGTGCACTCAAAAAACTGTATTACTTCCTGATGAGTTAGAACTTTTCCTTGAGGGAGT